GCAACGCGCTCGAAAGCGGCGTGCCGGCCGTCCAGTACAGAACAAAGTCGCCCTGGTTGTCGACCGTGTAGACGCCCGGAATCACAACGAAATCGAGCGTTTGATTGATGCCCTCCCAGTTGCCAAAGCTCTGATATACCGTGCCTTTGAGGATCGTCCCCGCGTGCGATGGGTTGGCAAGGGGAAGGCCTGCCTTCATTCCGGCTTTCAGTTCCAGCGTCATGCCGGCGAACTGCTGCGGCTGCGTCAAGTCTTGCAGTGAAATGCCGTGCAGCGTGACGGTCGAGGCACCCGATGGATTGCCGTATGGCCCCACCAGCGCGTCGTACTCGATCTGTAGTGCTCCGGGGTCGCGAATCCCCCTTGGGTGCGAGGCCCATGTTCGAACCGGCTGCGTCTTACCCTGCGGCGTCAGCGAGAGTTCATAGAATCGCATTAGGGATTCACTTCAATATTACCGGTGTCTTCCCTGAACAAGAGGGTAGACGTCTGGAAAACACCCGGCGCGAGGTAAATGTCATAGTCGAGCGGGGAGCCCACAAGAGCCCCGCACCACGTGACGGAACCGGATTGGTCGATGATCGAGAGATACCAGCGCTGCCCGACAACATTCCACGTCACCGCGCCCAGGTAGCTCGCTCCGTCAAGCGTGAGCGGCGTCGAGAAAGGCGGCGTCAGCGCATTGTTCAGCGTGAGCGGGATAAGCGTCATAATGCTGGGCTACTCAGGTATTGGTTGACGACGCCTGCGACATTGCCGACGTTTTGCACCGCGTTCTGAGCAGCAGAGCCGATCGCAACGGACGGGTTAGACCAAAACGATGTGCCGGCCGCTGTGGGGGGCGTAACCTTCGCTCCCGATGAGAGTTTTGACATCAGCGAGTTGTACGCTTGCGTCAGTTGCTCGCCCGTCACCAGAGGGCGCATGAAATCCAACTGGTACTGGATCATCTGCTGCTTGCCATCGTTCCCGATCTCCGTCATCTGCAACAGCAGGCAGTTCGTGTAGATGAACGAGGGCGTTGCGATGTGATACCGGCCGCCGGCTGCGTTGTGTGCGGTCAGCGAGTTTTGCAGCGCCGTGAAAATCGCCAACTTCGTCAGATACCCAGCCGTATCCTTCACCGGCGCGATCATGCGCAGCGAGATATTGAGCGGCTGCTGGATCGTCGCGTTTGCTGCAACCGCCTGATTGGCGAACGGGTAGGTCGCCACTTGCTGGCTAACGAGCGTTGAGCCCGGAACCGGCACGAAGCGTGCGAAGAAATCGTCCGTGTTCAGCGAACCACTGGTCAATACCCCTTGCGTTGCACCAAGTAACTGCCCCGTCAGGCCGACTATCGGCAGCATGCCGCCCAGCGTATTTGACGCGATCCCGTCAACCAAGATGATCGGCGACACCTGAAATGCGACGTCATAGATCGATCTTGCGGCGTCGGACAGAAATGCCATATCAGTGCGGAGCCGCGTTCGTGCTCACCGCTACGCGAGCAGCGGTTGAGTTGGTGATGTTGATATTGACGCCTTGACGTTGAGACATGAGGCTTAGGATTTTCGCGATGTAAGTCTGCGTTTCGCGCGGGGCGTAACGCTCCCAATCGGAACCATGCGCGGCGATAGCTGCATCCAGGCGTGGATGATCCTTATTGCCCATGCCCCAGTTGTAAGCGGCCAAGGCCTTGCGAACATCCCCGCCGTAGCGCTTTAGAAGGAATGCATCGTATCGAGCACCGCCCATAGCCGATTGAAGCGGATCGAACGGATCTGTGACGCCGTATTGGCGAGCCGTGGGATCCATCAGTTGCATCAGCCCCTTCGCCCCTGCGGGGGATACCGCTTTGGGATTGAGCCGCGATTCTGTATATGCCTGCGCTGACAGCAACCCAGTTGGAAGTCCGCTCAGAGAACCAATTCCCTCTAGATTGATACCACTTCCGCTAAGGGATGAAACCTTGTCGCGAAACATATGAGCCGCATCACGCAGGCGATACCCAAGCCTTGCCATCGCGCCAGCTACGGTGCCCGACTTTGCCGCTTGTTCTCGCGATATAGGCGGTCCTTCCAGGGCGTGAAGCATGGATTTCGCCTCGGGCCCGGCAACCTTCAACAAGTGGACTGCTGCCGCCGCTGCGGCATCGCCCATCTTTTTCAATTCGGGAGACGCTTGGGCGAGTTGATCATTGAACGTGTTGACGACTTGCGCCCAGTTGGACTTGAGCGATGCCTTAACGTCCGACGCCTTATCAGCTGTGTCTTGATCGACCGCAGCCTTTTGTGCTGCGATCAATTCCTTCTGTTGGGCATCGATCCACTCGTGATCCGGCCGACTTTGCATCTGATTCAATTGCTGAATCGAGAAAAAATCGGTGAATCCATAGGCGTTAGCCATTGATCCCGCTGGCTGCCCGGAATTCTTCCACCCTCGGTACTTGGAGGCAGCCGCGCGGGCGAAGTCATACGTCAACTGCTCGGCATCTTCGTTCTGGATCTGCTGCGGCGTAAGGCCCGCAGCAATGAGTGCGCGCCACTTGGTCGGATCTCCTTGAATATTTGCGATGTTTCCAAGATCGGATGCACTGAGCCCAAATTTCTCGAAGTTGGCCTCGAACGCCTGCGTCTGGCCGATTTTAAGGCCGAGCCCGCGCGCCTGTAGGTTTTGACCCGCAAGCATCGACGTCGAACCATAGACCGCGCCTACTGCCGACGAGATACCGCCGACTCCGACCGTGCCGAGCTTGAGCAGGATCGTGCTCATGCTCGAGATCGATTTGTGCATGGCCGCGGATGCTTTCTGCATCCGGGTCATCTGGATCGCGCCGTCTTTAGCCTTGGTGTTGAACTTGTCCTGCACACCGATGGCGCGCTGCATCGATTTCGAAATCGCCTCGGCTTGAATGGCCGCAATCATCAAAAATTCTTTCGACGAATGCGAGGACTTGGAAAAATCCTCCATGCCGGTTCCGGCGTCCTCGATTGTATCGACGACCTTCTTCCAATCGTCGGGCATTTCCTCGAGTTGCTTCTGGTACTTGTTGAACAGTTCGTAAAAGGCTTTGAACTGGTCGCCGCGTACCTCGATGTCGACGATTGACTTAACGGCCATTCTTCAGACTGTCCAGTAGGTAGCGCTGACGAAATTCCAACGCGGAACGATAGGGCGACTCGTACCGCTCGAAAGTCTCCGAGAAGCCTTCGGTCGTGACGTATGTCAGGATGGAATCAATGAGGGTGCCGCGGGTGTATGCGAGCCCTGCGTCAAGATCGGCAAAGAGCCGGCGAACTCCGTAGCACTCGATGATGTGATCGACGCACCGATCGGAGAAGCGTAGGCCATCGCCGTCGTCTCGCGATCGGCTTTGCGGGCCATCGCATAGTTGCAGGTAAAAAAAACGATCGCGCTGGCTGCCTCCTCCCAATCCTCCGCATCGAGCTTTCCGCTCGAAATTGCGGCGTCAACCGGAAGCATGTCCCAGCCATGATGGCCAGGGCATAGCACCATCGTTAAGCGCTTCAGTTCCGCGATGAGTGCCGGCGTTTCATCGTCCTTGGGCTTGCCATCTTCCCCGAACGAGCCGCGCGCCGCAGCGTCCTTCATCCCTTCATCGCGAAGCGTGAGCGCCGCAATACGGGGCGCCGACGACCACAGGTAATGTGCCCCCTTGCTGGCGAGCACCGACTTGGTTGCCGCCAGCACGCGGTAATGCTGCTCGAAAATCGCTCGGCTGATCGGCGTATGAAACGCCCACAACTTGACGATCTCTTCGGTGACGTCCTTGCCATCTACCTTCTTCGTGATCGTTTCCGTCACGATGGGCAGACACAAATTGCGTTGTTCGTCGATTTTCATCTGATCCCTTTCATCAGCCCTTAAAAGAGGGCCACGGCAAGCGGTAAGGGGGCCGCCTTTTGGATCGCGTGTCCTAGCCGTGGCGTGAGTCGATTAGGTCGGCGACCAGAGCGATGAATTGATGAGGAACGTGCCACGCAGGCTGAGCGGCACAATCGGGTTCTGGCCGTTGAACGGACCGGGTTGAAGCATACGAACGGCCGTATCGTTCAACGTGATCGCGGGCCAGGCGGACGTATCGCTGTAGATCGTCACGTCGCCCAGGATCGTGTTGTTCTGAGCCTGAGCAAGCCACGCAGCGGACAGACCTTGGGAGCGCAACAGGCCACAGGTGATGGTCGCCATGACATACGGCTCGGGCGAGTTGACGACGCCGGTCCCGACTTCGATCTGCGAGGTGAAATCGCCTTCGAACTCGATGTTCGCGTAGTCGCGGCTCATGAACTGCGGCGTGATGTTCAGCGTCGGAATCGCCGGCACCACGATATGCACGCGGACACGGTTGAGCGGGCCAGCCGCGAGATAAGGATTTGCCATTTTCTATGTCTCCCTATCAAACGAACTGGGTCGCGTCGAGTTGGAACGTCAGGGTGAGGAAAGCGTTTTGCCCCACCACCGTCGCGGAGAACCCGTTGTAAATGCCGTTGTTGTAGTCGTTCGGGTTCTGCGTCGTGTAGGTCGAAAACGGAACAGCCGTTACCGTGGCGCTCAATAGGCACCCGAACTGAACGGCTGAATTCGCCACGTTCTGGGCGACCGCCAGGAGCGTATTGATGCCGTGTTGGTTGTAGAGCAAAGGAGGGTTGCTGTTTGAACCGTTGAGCACCGCATTCGCAAGCGCCTGCTTGACCTGGATGCGGAACCAGTCGACGCCATACCACCATGCGGCCTGCTCCCCATCCATCGTCGTGCCGTTGAACAGGCTGGCGGTGGAGACACCGCCCTCGGCACCCGTCAGAATCAGGTTGCCGTAGTCGGTGAGGACGGTATTGATGTTCGTCTGGTTGTTCGCCTGCGCCCAGGGCGTGACGCCGTATTGCCAGCGGCGCCCCATCGGCGCGAGCGGGTTTGCCGGGCCTGGGTTGTTCACAAGCCAGTCGTAGAATGCGCCGGACGCTTGATGCTCCGTGGCGGCCGCGGTCGGGCTCGGCACAAGTGCGATCACCGCCTTGTTCGCGGCGTAGTTCGGCAGGTTCGAAACTGTCGTTGTGACGAAGAAGTACGTTTGCCCCGAGGGGCTTTCGTAGTTCGCCGTCATCGTGTTGAGCGCAGCAGACGAGGCGGCATCCCACGAAGCAGGCAGCAGATACGCGTAGAAAACCTGCGGCGTGCTGTTGTTCGTGATCCACGTTTGCAACGCCGTGATGGCCGTCGCTGCGGTTGACGCCACGCCGAGCTCGAGCACGTAGAAACCGACCGAGTTGCCCTGTGCGAAATGCGTCGTGGCCGCATTGAGCAGGAATGCAGAGTAGGGCGGCGTATAGGTGCCTGGCGTCGTCTCGGTGCCGGGATTCGCTGTGAGCGAGAACGTGAACGTGTTCGCGCCCGTCACCGTGGCGACGTACGTGCCGTTATAAGCGGCCGGCACAGCGCCCGTGATCGTGGTCGTGAATGTTTGATTCGTGGAGACACTGATCGCGGCAGCGGTAGTCACTGTCACGGTTCCTGACGCCCACGTCATGCCGGTAATGGCCAAGGGCGCAGCGAGAATCGACGTGAGTTGCGACAGTTGGCCGATGTACTGATATGTGCCAGACGTAAGCGTCGTGCCGCCACATGACGCCATGGCGCCGCTTTGCTGCAATTGATTGACGGTCGGCGCGCGTTCAACGGTCGTGTTGACGTTGACGATCGTCGGAGTAATTGTCGTTGCCATTTAGGCGCGCCTCCAGGCTTAGGCGAACGAAACCGAGACAGCGCCGTTGGTCCCGGGATTGACAACGATGCCGCTCAGGCACGGCCAATCGAGCGTGATCATGGTTCCCACAGCGGGCCACGAAGCGGTGTATTGGAGAATGGCGTTGGTCGTGGCTGCACCACCGGTTGTGGTGGTGTCGTAGACGCCGAACGTGCCGGCCGTCGCCGCAGCGAGAACCGTGAGACGGACCATGCGGCCAGGGGTCGGCTTGATGACAGTTGCTGTCGTTACATCCAGGGCCGAACTGACACCGCCCGTCGTCACGCGCAGTGCGCCTTGCGGGTCCAAGTGCAACGGGTTATAGACAGCGCCCGGGGCAGGAGTAACCGCAACCGAGGCGGCAAGAGGTTGTTGGGACATTCAAATGCTCCAGAAAATGAAAAACCCCGCTCGATGGCGGGGCCTTGACTTGCGGCTGGTTGCGGTTACTAGACTTGCGCGACGTTGTAATACGTGCCGTCGAAAAAGCAGGCGATGTTCTTCGGAATGTCAGCGGAGGGCATGAGAATGCCTCCGACCGTTTTGGCGGCAATCTTCGTGATCGACGCCGACTGGCCGAAGAGAAGCCGGTACATTGCCGACGAACTCGGCACCGGAAGCAAATTGATCGTCTGGCTCGGCACCGTCTGGGACTGGTTGATCGTCCACGACGAACCGCTGCCCGCCGTGATATACGTCCCTGGCAGAATCGGCTTGTTGTGTACCGGGTCGGCTGTTTGCAAATAGTGATATTTGCCTGGCGTGCCTTGCGTCGTGCTCGAGATCGTGAGCGTGGTCCCAGAGATCGAGCCAGTGATGATCGGACAGGACGTGCCTTGGATCGCTGCGTTGGGGCCACCCGATCCCGTATTCCAGATCATCTGGCAATCGACATTCGCGCCGGCCGCATTGAACCAGAAGTACATGCCGGCAACGAAATACGGATTGTCCTGGTTGCCGTTCGATGTGTTTTCTAGTCCCCACTCAGGATAGGCCTCAGGCTTTCCGTGCGCATTGGCGAATGTCCGCAGTGCCTTTAGGCCACCAAGGATTACGCCGCTACCGCCATTTAGGATGCTCGGCCATCCGCCGTTGTCGTACTGGTCATAAACATCCAGACCAATGATGTCAACGTACGAATCACCCGGGTAGTTCTGGCCAGTGCCGGATGCGATGTAGCCATTGGACGTGTTCGGGTCGATGTTTCGACCCGATGTAGGGCACCACATGAAGCGTACATTCGGTGCGTTTGCACGGATCAGTGGAACGATTCGCTTCCACGCCGCTAAAAAATCAGCCAGTTTGTTCCATGAGTTAATCCCGCTTCCATACCCCCACTGATACCAATCCCCATTCATTTCCCAGCCGAGGCGCAACACGATCTGACTTTGGGATACGCCATTGTTTCTGCACGCGTTGGCGATGTTCTGGCCAAGTTGCGTCCAGTACGTATCGCCTGCGCCACCGGCTACCTGGGCGAGCGTCACGCCCGACGAACTTGGGGTTGATCCCGGCTGGGGACACATGCCAATGCCAATCACTTCCTCGTATTGCGTCCCGCGCTTGAGCCATGACATCGTTGCGGTGTTTAGGAACGATGGCGATGCAATCGCGCTCCACGACGTGTACCCGCCGAACGTATTGCGCACGTAGCACTGCTTCCCAAGCCACGAGGTAAAGGTGTCGTATTGCGAAGTATTGGCGTCGGATCCCGCGTGCATGCCTAGCTTCATGGGTTCGTGTACTCCAACTTGCAATACACCACGGAGGCCGTGTTAGCCGTGCTTGATAGCGTGACCGCGAACTGCACGTACTGATCCTGCGCGGTATTAACCGAAAGCGATTGCGGTCCGGCGCTTGTTTGTCCATACGGATTGGACGACGGGTAGCAAACCTGGCTGCTGAGCGAGCCCGTGTTGAAAATCTCGAACTCGAAATTCCACTCGGCTGTGGTCGTTTGCGTCGTGGTGACAACCTGCTGGCCGCCGAACAGCACGGAGAGCGTGACGGTCGCACTCGCCGTGTAGGAGAACAGCACCTTGCCCTTGATCGAACCGTTTTGCGTCAGCGTGTTGGCCGGCACCTTGATCTGCGCGGGGACTTGCTGGGTCGTGACGGACGCGGCCAGTTGCGGCGTCGTGATCTGGCCAAGCAGGTTGCTTGATGTCGACCCCGGAGGCCCTTGCGATCCTGTCGGTCCTTGCAGACCTTGCGGGCCAGGAATACCGGGCGCCCCCTGCACGACGAATTGATTCCAATTCGACGAGTTAGTCAGCAATGCGCCGGTCGTGCCGATCGTGCCAATGGCCCCCGAGGCGGCCGACACTTGAAAGCTGAAATGCTGCGCATCGGTGAACGCGGACACGGTGAAGTTGCCGTTCACCAGACTATTGCCGCCCGTGCCGGTATTCGTGGCCTCAAGAATCGGGATCAAGTGGCCCACACCGCTAACGGTCGATCCTGATGCGGTGACGACGGCAATCGTGTACGTGCCATTGCTGTACGTCGCCGTCATCGACGTGATGCTGACAGCGGGCACAACACCTACCGTTCCATCCTTATTACACGTGTAGCCCGACCCGTTGAATGTGACGAGGTCCGTGGGCGACGAGGTGTTGTAGGTCGTGACCGGGTTGTAGCTCGCGTGATAACTAAACGCGGCGGCGCCAGCCGGACCGGGATCGCCGGTAGCCCCCGGAGGGCCTTGTTCTCCCTGCGGACCTGCCGGACCAGGACGGCCAGCACCACCCGGATTAAATATTCCGCCCATGCTCAGCCCTCCAGCAGGAAATACGTCGCACCATCGGTTGCCGACGCGATGTGGATGTCCGAGTTGGGTACGGCGACATCGAAGAAGACGCCTGCGCCAGCCGCGATGGGAAGGCCCGCGAGTTCAAACCCGTCCCATGCGGGCGCGCCGAAATTCACGTAGATCGTTGCCGTGGCGTGCGTATTGGAGAGCAGCAGCAGGCGCCGAATCGGATTTAAGGCGGCCACTGGGTAATCGGTGTTGGCCACCGCAACGGAGGCTGCACCCGTATTTGAGGTTGGGGAGAACGCGCTGGCTAACTGCTCGAACGTTGGCGACTGAGGCATTTCGAGATACCAATAGAGGAGCGCCCAGCGAAATTCGCTAGGGCAGCATTGCGACTGGAGAGGGCTATGCGACAGTGATGCTTGAGAATCCGGCTGAGAGAATCAGTCGGCGCGCGATCGCATCGGCAGTGCTTTGGAAGTACCAAGCCTCGATGTCGATCGTCTTTTTCATGGCTATGACCGATAGCTCGCTTTGCGTGCGCTTCTGGTCTTTGATTGCCGGAGAGTTGCCAAAGCCGAAGTTGTCGGTATTGAGCGAGTAGTCGATGAGCGCGGCGAAGTACTGAATCGCCAGTTCGTTCGTGAAGCCGTAGAGCGTCAGGCGCACGCGATCAAGCGCAAGCTGACTGCTCGGCATCTGCTGCAATGCCGTCAATGGATTCGGGTTTCCCGGCCAAATGTAGATCGGGAAACTCGGCACTTCGGTCAGGTCCGGCTCGATGTGCGCGACCACATAAGGCGGCACCACGTTTGCCGGCACGAGGTAGGACGGATAGACCGGAAAGGTCGTTGTGCCAGCCGTGTTTTGCGCTAGCCAAATCGGCAGGCTGTTCGTAACAATCGGGCCGACCGGCAAATCCGCAGCGCTTGCGACAAGTTGCGAAGCGAGCGCCGGATAGACCGCAAACCCTTCGTAGTGGTACAGGTTCGCTTGCTGATAAAACGAGGCGCGCGCGTTAAACGCGAACTGGATGTCGTTGAATGTGCCGACCCAGATCGTTGTCGGTGCGATCGAGTTGAACTCGTCGACTTGATCGAGCGACGTGAAGAGAACACGATTTAGACCTATCGTCTCGTCTTCGTTTTGCTGTTGGTTCGTCGCATAGTGGAGCGAGCCTTGCACCGTCTTGGTGGTGCTCGTTGCCACCCAAAAGACGTAGGAGTCCGGCGCGACGATCTGCTGCGTGTACTGCGTGAATGTGATCGACTGGTTTAGCGACAGCGTACGCACACCCTCTGCCAACGAATCCGCAAGCTGATCCTGCGAATTGAGCGATTCGGCGAGTGATGGCATTTAGGAAAACCAGGCGATGAGCGACTGCCAGTAAAGCGTAGTGTCCATAAAGGACGGGCGCCGAGGGTTAGCCTTGGCGTAGGGATGCTTCAATCGATGGTTCACGCCATTTAAGGCCGCTTGTGTCGGCGTGCCGGTGATACCGACATGCTCAGCTTCGCCCGATGAGATGAACGACTTCATGAGCGTCGTAATGGACGACTCGGCACTAGCGAAAGGATTGCCGGCCGGGCGTCCGCCCATCATGAGCGTCTCCAACTCGCCCGCGATCGATTCCTCGAGCGCTTGCGCGATCTTGGGCAGTTTCACTTCGGCGAACGTGTCGAGAATCCCGTATTTCTCTTCCAGGATTTCGGCGACGTCGCCCGTTGTTTTGGTAGCCGCGTCGCTTTTTTGGATGGGCTTGTTCGCCTTACCCTTCTTGGCTTGCCGGATTTTCTTAGGCGGCTTGTACTCGTTGTACGGTTGATCTATGACGCCCAAATGCAACGTGATGCGGCTCGGCGCCGTCGATCGCACGCCCACCTTGGTAGGCGCGAAACTACCCCCGCCTGATGTGACTGGCGTATCGAACTCTTTTGCCGCCATGACCTAAATCCTACGAGATGCCCCAGATATTTCCCATGTCCTGCTGAGTTGCGAGCCACGCGCGCCCGTATGGGTCTTTCAACGCCTGTAATTGCCCCATCGTCAGACCCTTCAAGAACTCGGGCGAGAGTAGCGATTCGCTCGTCGACTGATCGGCTGAGGATTGCACCGTTCCACCGACAAAGCCGGTCAACTTCATGGTCTTACGCGCATCCGAGAAATAGGTCTGCCCTGTTTGATCTGGGCACCAGTTCAGCAGAAACGATGTGGCGAGGTTGTAGACCGCGAAGCAGTAATAGTCCTGGCCGATGAGGTTGAGCACGTACAGCGTTTTTTCTTCCGCGTAGCTCAACGCCCATGCGGTGTAAGGGCTATTCGACGGGAGCGCCGCGGTTGGCACGCCGACGATGCTCGTCAAGAACGAGTACAGATCGGTCGCGTTGGGCGTCTTTTGTGTCTGCCAGGGGGCAAGCGCGCCCATGCCCGGCAGAGGAAAGCAGGGCGTGCACATGATCAGCTCTTGCGCGGGCGACCGCGGCGCGGCGGTTCGGATTCACCTTCGCCAACAGAAATCACTTCGTTGATCTGCCGATCGACGCCGCGCTGCTCGACTTCTTCGATTTGCACTTCGAAGTTGTTCAGCGGCGTATCCGCTTCCTGGAACGTGCGGCGCACGATGTCATCTGAGGCAACCGCCATCTGCTTGCGCAGTTCATGGGCTTGGTCATTGAGCACGTCGTCGTTGCGGATCATCGTCGTGTACAACTTGTCGTGCGTGATCGGCTTGTCGAACTGATAGCACTGACCGATGAATCCGGGATTCCGATCAATCTCGGAGGCCGGGATCATGCCGTAAATCTTGTGCTGGTCGACGATGCGCTGATGATCGATGTCGTTACCCTTCGGGTAGATGCTCTTTTGTTTGCCCGGCCCGATATTCTCGATCACGGGCTTGGTGACACCTTCGACCCAGTAGTGAAGCTGAAAGTCGTACTTCGTCAGATTGGCAATGTAGAGCGCCATGGCTTTCCCTGTGTGTGCCCTGTGAATAAATGCTCACGCCAACCCGCACAGGGAACGGGCTTTCGGCTCCGGGGCCTAGGCGTGAGACAAACTGTTGCTACAGGCTTCAGTAGCCAGCCGAGATCAACGTGAGCGCTTCGGGACGGATCGACCATCCTGACGTGCTGCGCAGTTCCGACACGACGTCCACCGCACCAGCGGGGAGCGGCGCCGTGATTTCGGTCGGAGCCGGACGGTCGACGAGTTGCAGTGCACACGCTTGCATGCCGGGCGTGAGTTCGGCGAACTCGTTCGTGTTGATGCGGCCACCTTGCGGCTTGCGCAGTTCCGGCATCGAAATGACGATGAGGTCGGTGCCGCCCGAGCCCTTGCCGATGAGCGTGTCGTCACATCCCCAGGTGATCGCGTCGTCGTTCATATCGAGCACTTGCTCAATGACGCCCTGGATCGTGTGCGAGCCTGCGCCGGTACGCTGGAACTGCGTGACCTGCACGATGCCCGGATACGAGATCTGCTCGAGAATTTCTTGCGTGGTCGTCACCGAGAAGCGCGCGGGCATGCCGATTTGCATGCAGCGACGCTTGATGTTGCCCATTTGCTGGAGCAGGAAGAACGCAAGCTGACCGTTGTCGTAGGTCGAGACGGTCGAATTGCCGTTCGAGTCGGCCGGCAGGTTGATGGCCGTCGCACCGTTCGTGTTCAGCAGACCCTCACCGTTAGCTGGCAGGGCACCGAACAGCAGTAGGTTGCGCTGATTTTGGAACGTCGCTTGACGCATCGCCAGGCGGTGCGCTTCCACCGTCGAAGCGCCGACGCGTCCGAGTGCGGCCGTATCGTGGTGATCGTATTGCGCGCGCGCTCGAATCATGTAGGTCGGGGTGCTGAATTCGCTATAGACCACCGTGCAGCTCGGCACCGCGTTGGATACGAACTGGCCGGTATGAACTTGCGTGCGCACTTCCATGCGCTTGCCGTAGACAGCCAGGTCGCCGTCGCCCAAGCGCACGAGCGGATCGCCCGTTGCGATCAGATCGAACGCCCCGGAGGCTTGCTGATACTGAATGAGCAGTTCGGGCAGCAGGTAGTGCGGGCTGACCCGAATCTGTGCGGGTACGAGATTCGCCATGTTTTAACCTCAGATTTGGATGAGAGCTGCGTAAGCCTGGCGATTCCAGGTAGCCGCACCGGTGGCCGCGTTGTAGTTGACCGTCATGCTGTTGCCGACGACGTCCATGTCAACGATCTTCACGGGCAATGCGCCTGTTCCTTGGTTCAGCACGAGCGTTCCGCTCAGCGCACCCGTTGCGATCGCGCCGGAGGCTGCCGTGACTTGGAACGAGAAGTGCTGGCTGTCGGTGTAGGCCGTGACCGTCTGGTTTCCGTTCACGAGAGCGGCACCCGTGCTCGTCACCCCCGAGACGTTGATGAAGTCGCCCACCGCGCCGACGTTCGTCGCGGCGGTAGCGACGACGGCAAACGTGTAGACCCCGTTCGCATAGCTCGACGTGATCGAGGTGAGCGACACCGTTGCCGTGCTCGCGTCATACGGCTGCAAGCACTGGTTGTTGAAGTCCCACGACACTTGCTGTGTGATGAGCCCGCCGTTAAGCGAAACGAGCGACGCGTCCATCGCGACCGGGATTTGGATACCGCAGCCCATGCGGAAGAACGCCACCGTCATGCCCGTGGCGCCGGCCATCGGCACCGGGCTCGATGGTGACCCCGGGTATGCGTAGGCGTTGTTGAAGACGGAGAATCCCGTGATGTTCGTGACTGTCGTGGCCTGCGCGACCGTGCCGCCAAGCGTGCGGTTGTAGTTCGTGCTGGGCGCGAGGCTTTCCGAGATCGGCATGCCGCCCCAGATGGGGCCAGCGGAGTTCGCCGAGAGCGTGCCGGTCATCAGTTGATAGCGATTGGCCGGGTCATCTTGATAGACGCCCTGCACATAACCGCCGCTGCGTACGGAAAACGAATTCGGTGCATTCGTCGTCGCGTACGGAAAGAAAGGGGTGTTCAGTGCCATGTTTTCTTATCCAGAAATGAAAAAAGGCGCCCTAAGGCGCCCTCTGCGGTTTCGACGAATGTCAATGAATGTTCTTCGCGACCTTTTGCAGATCGGATTTCTTGCTCAGCGACCCTTGCGTGCGGAAGCTGTCCATCCACGACGGACGGCTGTCGAAGAACTCGGTGATTGAGTGACCGGACGGCAGACGGCGCGTGCGTTCGATCGGGCCTTGCGATCCCGTGTCGGGATGCAGTGACGCGGCTTGCGCATCGGCGTAGATCGCGGCCTCGGCGAGTTCGAACACCTTCGCGTCGAGACCGTCGATGTCGATGTCCTTCCATGCGCCGCTGTGCGACTTCATCGGCTTAGCGAGGCGCTTGCGATACGCGAGCGGATCTTCGCCATTCAGAGCCCGCGGTGCTTGCTTGCCGAATGCCGAATACACGCTGTCGGCCTTCGCTTGCGCATCCGCAAATGCCGCGTGATCGGCATCCGTCAGGGGCTTGGGCGTGAGCGTGGCCGTTTGCACGAGCAGCTTTTCGAGCTCGTTGACGCGATCGAGCAGGGCGCTTTCGCGCTTGGCGGCATCCGCCTTCGCGGCTTCCTTTTCTGCTTCCTCGGCATCGGCCTTGGCATTCTCTTCGGCTGCCTTCTTCTCGGCTTCCTCGGCGTCCGCCTTGGCTTTGGCTTCTTCGTCGGAATCGGCCTTTTTGCCTTCCATGGAGTCCATGCGCTTGGCGAGCGAGTCGACCGCGCTCATCAGCTTGTCCCATTTCTCGGCATCGGCTTTTGCCGCGTCAGCCTTGGCCTTTTCTTCCGCGTCGGCCTTGGCGCGCTCTTCGAGTTCTTTCGCCTCGGCGTCCGCCTTGGCCTTCACGTCTTCATTCATGTCAGATTCCTGAACGTTAATGGTGGATACGCCAGTTGGCGGGCCGCCCTTGTCCCACACGCCGACCTCGCATATCGCGATGTGGTCGAGCAGGCACGGTTTTCCCTCTATCAACAACGTCTGCCCACCGTCGAGGGTCACGGTGGTGTTTTCAACATCGGGATTGCGAAAGACGACTGAGGGCGACGTCGAAAGCTGTTCCTTCGACATGAGCGTCGCGGTCGCTTCGTCGTAGACTTTTGCGATGCCCCAAACCTCATCGCCTTCCCAATCAGCAATGGGAATAACGACATCGCCGACGATTTCTGTGCGCGCGATGAAGGGGAGCAGAATCGAGCCGACCGTTCGCTTTTTGAATTCCCTGGAATCGAGCGTGCGGGCCTTGGGGTGGTCAACAATGACCGTCAGGCCGTTGCAGCGCGCGAGGAATTCATCGTTGAGATAGTTCTCTGGCGGCCGATAGACGTACTCGTCGTCGATCGACCGGTATGACGTCCCCGTGCCCGTGATGCGGATCGCGAATAGCCACATGTTCCGCACGAACTGGGGCGACGCCATCTCGCCGCGCATGATTGCCTCAGCAACCTGCGTCTCGGTCATCTGCGATTTCTTGATGGCCTGGAAGGCGCCGGACTCGAGGATGTAGCGGCAGCCCGGGTGCAGGGGCTCAGGAAACGCTCCAATCGGGCACCATGCGTATTCCGTGCTCTCGTCGCTCAGTTGAACGTCGAACGGCCGGCACTCGTGATAGAACGTGGTGAATTCGACTTGACCATCGCTCACGACGCCAATCTGCATGAGCGTGTGCGGCTCGTATCCGGCTTCTTCTAGCGTCTCCCGGCGCGCGGCGTCTTCGGGGGATTCGCCGGGCTCGATGTGACCGCCCGGAAAAGACCATTCGCCCGGGTGATCTCCGCCGTTTCCGCGACGCAGGAACAGAACGGCGCCGTCCGCAACAATGAGCGTGCCAGCGGCCTTGACGGATTCGGAATCGGCTTTGCTCTTGCCGGCCTCATGCAGTGCAATGGCAATGGCTTGCTGCTCCGGCTTTCCCGCGGCGCGCTCGGTCGCTATGTTGGCGCTTACGGCCTCGCGCGACGATCCTTGTTCAAGCGGCATATTAGGTTCTCATTGCCGCGATCTTGGCGCGGGCTTCGGCAAGCGATTGCTCACCTTTCTTGGTAAGCAGGGAGGATGGAAGATCGCGCAAGGCATACAGGTATGTGTACCAGCATGAACAGAACACTTCAAAACCCGGGGCGGTGATCTCATCGGTGTACCCGGCAGGACCGACCTTCATCAGCCCTTTCTCAATCGCCCAATTGCCGCGGATCGCATATACCTTCCCATCGCGCGCTTTGTGCTCGGGTCGGTTGTGATAGCTGGCCGAATGCCGGCTGTGCCAGATCGCCGCGATTGCCCCGCCGTCTACCGCCACGATTTCGTGCAGGGCAGAGACGAACTTCGCCGACTGATCGATCGCGACGCGCCGCTCTTCGAACGGAAGCGACGTGAGCGCCTTGCGGATGTGGTCTTTCGTGTCCTTGATGTCGATCGCGCGAGAGCCGCCAGCGGGAACCGACGACGCCCAGCCGGCGAAGCGCTGCGTCACCTTCTCAAGCATCGCCTGGCGATTCAACTTGATGAGGTTTCGCGACACCATCAGGCGTCGGTCAAGTTCTGTGCGCAGCTTCGGCTTTAGGCGCTCGATCGTGAACCGCTCAGCTCCTTTGTGCGCCTTGATGAGATGGCCGTCCTCGACCATCCGCTTATAGATGCCGCCGAGGGTGCGCTGTAGTTCCTCATTCAGTACCGATTCAGGTGTGAGCGTATCGATCGCCGCGCGCCGGATCTTATCGATCCAGGCTTGGAGCACATCGGCCGATTCAAAGCCGTATTGCTCGAAGTGGCGAACGGCTTCGGTGACGGTCTGATAGAAGGATTGCGATGCCATCAGATGTCATGCGCTCTCGGCTCCCCCGGCTCTTGCGCAGGCTGGGGCGGCTCGTAGCTCGCTAGCGCCTCGTAATCGAGAACCAGCGGAGTCGGAAATAGGCGCTTCGATTCGTTGGCGTTATTGGCCGCCCACTCGATGACTCGAGCCTTGTTCTCGGGGTCGGTATTGGCGAGCAACACTTCCACAAAGGCAATGATTGCCTCGTGCTTGACTTTTTCGACCTTGACCTGTTCTGACTCGGGCTCTTCCATCAGCGAAGGCCAGGACGCCTCGAAGGCATTCGCCCACTGATAAAACGCCGTCGTATAGTCGACACCCTTGTACTCCGGCACCGTGGACTGAATCGTCGCGTAGAACTCCTCGGTCCACGCCAGGCGCATCACAATCTGATCGAAGAACGCGAAAAGCGGCCGCGCATTCTTGCGCTCGTTCTCGATGTAGCGAATGACGTCTTTTGCGTCCTCGGTGCCCTCGCCGAAACCCTCGGCATACGATTCGGAGTTCAATATCTTCGCCGGCTGAGGCACTGCCGCAGCAATGTTCTCGAGGATGTTTTTGCGTGACGTCGTGAGGGCGCCATCAGCGTTTTGCAGGTTCAACGTCTCAATCGCCTCTTCCGGCGTGATGCTGATGACGTTGTTGGTCTGCGCTTCCTTGACGATGTTGCGCTTCATGCCCTGGAAGATCGCCATCGCCCGATCGGTCACCGAGCCAGCGGGCTTCATCTTCGCAATGATGACCCCGACCTTGCGGGCAATCATGTCGTCGGCGACCATCGTCTGCACGAACGATTTGAGCGGGTAGAGCGCGCGCTGAAAGACCGAACGTCCGGTGTAGCCGTAGGCCGAGTTCGTGTACTCGATATAAAGCGGCGCCTCGTTGAAAAACACCAGCGAGCGGGAAGGGTGATACTTTTGGCCAGCAGCAGTAATGATCGTAGGCTTTTGGAAATCCGCCGCATTCGGGTTTTGGCTGAGCACCAACGAACCGGCCGTATTCAAAGGATCAAGAGCGTTGAAATATAGCGAATTCGCGTGCTTGGCCAAATTCTCGGGGGCAATCGGCTCTTCTGGTTTCACGCCCTCCGCGCCATAGACCAGTGCCGAGGCGCCGTAAATCTTGGCGAGGCGCCATACGTTGGCAATCGTATCGTCTGCGTTAATCTCGTCCCACTTGCGCTCGAATTCTTCACGTACGCGCTCTTCCGGTGAATTCGGGATCGAAATCGTGCGCCGGCGCGACATCGCGAGTTTGATCGGCTGATCGACGATCTTGCCGCCCAGCGGATGGCTCGCGTAGATGGTCTTGCAAAGCTGGTAGCTCGGCGCCTGACCGGGCACGATGTCCGGTGCCGTGAGCAGTTCGACCAGGCTCGACGTTAGCTCCGAGCTTTGAATGTCGATTTCTGCCATGGGATACCGAATTTATAGGCCGTCGTAATCTCCGAGGCCAAGTGCTATGCCATAGACGCCCGTGTCGTACAGGTCATCCGCTTGATTGGGAATGCCGAGCCGGTATCCGAAGAACTGGCTCAAAAAGTGGTTCTGGAAGCGATCCTTGTACTCGACGCGCTTGTTGTAGGCTTCCTCAGTGATCTTCACCAAGCCGCTTTCAACGAAGTCCGATACGCCCGTGCCGCGCGCATCCTTGCTCATGGAGGTAAGCTTGCTGTCGATCGGCGTCGCCGGCCAGCCGTTGCGCTCGGCGCGTTGCAAGAGCGTGATGCCGCTTCCCTTGTCTTCGACGAATGCGCCGGCGCTACCCATTCGCGCGCCACAGATGCGGGCCAGTTCCGTTAGCCGATTCATCACGGTCGGGAACCAGTCCGTCAGCAAATCCGATTCGATCTGCGTGATGTCCCAGTCGAGAATCAGCAACGGATGACCGATGAACTTGTTGCGCGCAAAGTAGGCGATCGCCGTACCGTCGTTCTTGTCGCCGGTCTTGAGCGCGCTGTCGAGGATGGCAAAAACGTAATCGCATTGCCGCGGCATCGAAACCGGCGCGCCGTCGACGAGCATCGACGAGACCTTGAACAGACTGCCCTCGAGCGGGCGCGGCAACTGCTGATAGAGCGACGTCCAGGTGCGGACATTGTTCTGAAACTGCGCCCAGTGCTTCTCGGTGAACCACTCGGGCCAGAGGTATTCGCCGATCTTGCGACCAAGCGGGTCGTTTTGAACCTCGCACTTGGCTTGTAGGCAGACCACTTCCCACACGTTGCCGTCGCGGCAAAGGATCGGACCGGATTCGCCTTTCCAATCTTCCGGGAGGATGCGGCCGGCGAGATCGTCTTCGTGCCAGCGAGTGTTGTGACTCACGAGCCCATTGGCGATGAAGTTTTCAGTTCTCTCTACTTCGATATCAAAAACGTCTTCAATTCCGCTTTCGACGATATCGACGACTTCATCCTTCGTTATTTCGTAGGTATTCGGCCGCGGCGAGCAGGATTTTCTCTGTCTTTCCATACCCAACTGCGAGGTTGCAGTCGTTGCAGAGAAGACCCCGAACTTTTTCGCTATCGTGGCAATGATCGACGCACAGCTTACCGTTCCAATGCGCGCGAGTATTCTTTTGTGAGGGCGGTTGCTTGCAGACAGCACAAACGCCGCCTTGCTCGGCCAAGAGCCGTTCGTATTCCGGGAGGCTAATCCCGTAGCGATGGCGCAAATGCGCTTCGCGCCTCGACTTAGGATTGACCGAAGGCGGTCGCACACCGCTAACCCACCGGTGCTTGTTGTAATGCGACATGCACATGCCTTTGCATTTCGCTGGCTTATCGCATCCATCCGAGGAGCATTTAACGTTCTTCCATTTGCCCCAATGACCCTCAGGATTGCGCTGCCCTTTTTTAACGTAGCCGTTCGCTGCCATTTTCTCTCACCGTCTTCTTCCACAAGGAACGGATGCCTTGCGTTCGCCTTGACGATGATACCCGATTTCATCCTGATTTCATATATGCGATCAGACCCTTGGTTAGTCCAATTGAGAACTTTGGATTCTGAAACTACGCCGTTGTCATAGGTAGCCACGCGATCACCCGGGCGAATATCTCGCAAAGGCTTTTCGCGCCCATTCTCCATCAATACAGGAGTGTCGCCGGTCATACACTGAATCAGCGCAATCCAACCGCCAGGGATCAAACGAGTCTTAAGGTCGTCCTCATACGATGCCCATGTTTTATCGCGAATAGTGGGCGAATCGGCTTGTTCTCGCCCACGAACCGGATCGTCAATGATGATCCCGTGTGCACGATTGCCGGTGACGCCAGCCATGATCCCGCAGGACATGTATTCGCTGCCGTTGTTAAGCGAAAACTCCTGAGCGGCGGCAGAATCCGCCGTCAACTCACAGCCGAATATGGCCTTGTAGCGCTTCTGTCGAATGATGGACCGAGTGCGCCTGCCCATTTTTCGCGCCAGATCATCCCCATAACTGGCAAGGATGACTTTGCGATTTGGTTGTGCGCCGAGATAACGGGAAGGGAAGACGACTGATGCATAAGTCGATTTCGCGCTACCGGGCGGCATAAAAAACATCACGCGGCCATGCTCGGTTTTGCTGATACGCTCCATCGTCTCTAGGATCAGACGGTGGTGAGCAGCAATCGTTGTTTCTACCGGCTCGAAAAATTCGGTATCGGGATCATCCCCTATCGGGCGCCCGGGAACATCGATCGCATTGGCGTAATCCAGCACGCTTTCACGCGCCTTTCGCCTAATCAGGAGTTCCCGTGCCGCTTCCTGAGGAGAGATAGGCGGCAAGCTCGTCATCGGAATATTCTTGTGCGTTGCGGCGCGTTTCTATCGGGCCACCGTTCTTACCGGTCACCTCCAGCTTCTGCGCCTCCACCAAACCGTAGGCCTCACGCTCCAAGCCAATCAAGTTCTTTAGAGTCTCCGATAGCTTTTTGATGCCGTCGATGCGCCCGGGCATTGAGATGACCTTCTGATAGAGATCGTTGAGCCGGTCTAGCCCCTTGTCATCCGGGCTTCGAAGCATCTCGCCCAACTGTTCGAATAGGTCGATGTTCTCGGTTTGGGATTCGAGTTCGCCGAGAAGCGCCATCGCCAGCGCGCGGGATCGGCTGATGTCCTTCCGGTGCGCCAGGCGGACACTGGCGATAACCTCAGCGTTTGCCTCGACGATCGCCCGATCGGTATCCGCTTTTTCCGTGGATACCTGCGTGGATACCTCGCGCTTGGATACCAGCGCGTCAGCCTTAGCCTTGATTTTTGCGGATAGGTCTCGCTCCCATCCGTCGCGCTTAGCCCGCTTGTTGACCGCTCCGTGAGTGATCCCTTGGGCTGCCGCGATTTCCCGGACCGACAGCACGCCGGCCCGGTAATCTGCCTCGATACGCTCCCAATCCGGCGCAGGCTTCTTTTCCTGTGCCATTTCTTGTTCCTATGAGTGATTCTTTTCTTTCCGCTCGGAGTGACAGTTTAAGAACGTTTCGCTAAACCGTTCAATTGGCGTACGTCATTCTGATGTGAAGCGAGAACTGCATCGGGGTCGTTCCGGACGATCCGTAGCCCGACGTGCCGCATGTTATGTTGGTCGACGGTTTGGGATACATCGTGCCGCCGCTTTGCGTGTAGGTGCCCACCGTATTGGACGTGCTCGTGTTCCCAAGGAACATAGTTTCCGTGACGTTGGTATCGTTGTCGGTAAAGAAGCATTCGACATTGGGCGCCGTTGACGACGTTGTCGCGGCTTGCGTCACAACCGAATACACATAGATCCGGTATATCCCGGTCCCGGTGCTCGGGACCGAGTACATCACCGTCGACGTAGAAATATTGGCCTGTTGCGCCGTGGCGTCGTATTTCGCAACGAGAACCGGAACGCCATTGCCAGCGGTGGAAAATCCGTTGACGCTGGCGACGCCTCCAGGAAATGAAGGTGTCGTGATGCTGGGCGACGTGCCGAGTACAATGCCCCCCGAACCTGTCACCGCGTTCCCAAGCGCGGTCGTGACGCCCGTTCCCGTACCACTCAGACCAGTAGATACCGGGAGCCCCGTGCCGTGCGTGAGCGTGATCGCGGAGGGCGTATCGAGATTCGGTGTCGTGAGCGATGCGTTCGTCGACAGCACAACCGAGCCTGAGCCTGTAACGGCTTGCCCGAGCGCCGTGGCCATGCCTGTGCCTAGCCCAGTGATGCCCGCGATAGGCAGTCCCGTCGCGTTGGTCAGGGTCACCGACGACGGTGTGCCGAGGGCCGGCGTCACCAGCGTTGGCGAATTCGAGAGTACGACCGATCCGGTTCCGGTGGAACTTGTGGCGCCCGTGCCGCCCGAGGCTACCGGCAGCGCGGGGCTAAGGCCCGAGATCGAACCGCCTGTGATGGTGACAGCGGCCGGATTATAGACAGGGCCATAGTACTGGCCGAAGGCGAGCGTCGGCGCCAGCAGCAGGGCGAGAAGTACTTTACGCATCAGTACCCCACTGCGGCAATCTTGGCGTTGGCGGCCGATGCGATCCCATACAGCGCGTTCGTCGGACCGAAAGCCAAGGTGATGGCCGATCCGGGTTGCAACGTGAAAGCGCTAGTCGTGGCTGGCGTGTTGAACGACAAATAGACGATCGCGGTCGCGCTGATGTTTTGAATCGTGGCCCAACCTTTAAACGTGGCTGCGGCAATGACTTGAGCGGACGACGTACCGACCGCAACGTTGTCAAGGCTTACGCCGGCCTCGGCGCCACCACCGCCACTGCCACCACCACTCGTGACACGCACGGGGATAGCCGCAGCGTCATTGTTCTGCGCGTTCGGAAAGCCGGACATTTTCTACTCAAGTGAATTGGTGCCGCCCACATCGCGGCAGTCCACCGCAGTTGCTGCGGGGCGGGAGACACAGGCAGAGAGCCTGCGGCGGGTAAATAAAAATGCCCGCACGAAGCGGGCTAAGCCAAAGTGAGGAGCTTTGGCGGAGACGAGTTGAGGGGTTTTCGCGAGAGCTTAAGACGCAGTCACCGGATCTGGATGTACGCCGCACCGGGCATGCGCTACTGGTTTTTCATCTCGCTACTAGGCCCTCACGACTGCCGCCCCTTGGGGTTGTGACGTATCACCAGCAGTAGTGAAGGCGCCGATTACGGGTTTCGGCAGCCGCCCAATGCTATCTGCGGCCGGTTATAGCGCACGTTTGGCCTACCGCAGCGAGGCGGGGCGTACCGGTGCGCCGAAATTCAGTGATACGTGCTAAACACGGCTTGCGCCGCTTCTGCCGGCGTCATACCGGTCGGGTAGAAACTGTGCAGCGTCCCGATTACTTTCTCGGACGGTCGCCAGGGAGTCTCCACGAATCCATAATAGACCGCCGCATCGCATGCCGATCGACACCATTCGTCGATCATCGCGCGCTCACGCTCCGATTGATCGTCCATTGCAGCCTCCGCTTGATCGAACCATAGGGTCCAGAGCCACGCGGCGCGAGCGCACGAATTCAGCCAAACGCGTAAGAATTCGTTCATCAATCCGCTCCGCCGAGTCTTGATTCCACGTACATCCGGTAATCGATCTTGCTGCCGAACCAGCCTTCCGGCGTGCGAATTAGGTCTTTCTCGTCCACTTTCCATCGCGCCGCAGCATATGACACTGCGTAATCGGGCACGTCTTCCAATCTAACGCCGTCGCCGTCTTTCACCCACCGCTTAATCAGAGGCGGCTCATCGACTTCGATGCTCTCCATCGGCACGCCCACTACTTCCCGATCCAGCACAATCCGACCGTCCTGCTGGCACAGGTAATAGAGCATAGCGAATCCAATGCGATTAGCTGCTGCGCCTCCCGGCGAGAGACTGACGCCAATCGAAGTTACGCCTCGGACTGCGGGCGTTGGGGCAAGTCGAAAAGGGCTTCTGCTGCCTCACGTGCGGAAATCCAGCGCTTACCGCTAAGGGTTTCACCGACGCGGCGCGATTCGCGTATCTCGCGCTGTTGCCGCTTCTCGGCTGCGCGAGTGTCCCGTTCTCCCTCGAATTTCACGTGATCAGCGGGATCACCGTAGAGATGGGAGGGTAGGGCCATGGCGAGCGGAAAGCAAAAAGCCCACAGGGCGAACCATGCGGGCTTGGGAATTCAACGTCCGGCGATCGACTCGGACGGCCTATCGACGCTTTCGCGGAGTAGGACTTCAAAAAATTCAGGGCGAGTAATGCCATCGCCGGTGTGTTGGTGGGATTTCTCCCTATCGCCTTGACTTCCGACACAGAGGTCAAATGCATAGCGATACGAGCATCACGATATACCATTCCGGCCCGGTTTACAACCCCTGTGCACAACATTTTTATGCTGCCTGCTTATCAACCGATTCGACCGTTACGACTGTGCCATTCTTCACGATCAGACGTCGACCATCGGAATTGATCTTCCCATTCTTGGCGAACTTAATCATCTTGACGGCGTTCTCGGTCAGGATTGCGCGCCGCACCGATTCAAGATCGACGCCCATAAATCGCTCAATATAGCGCAGTAGGGCGTGCTCGCTGACGATTGGCTCCTTCGCTACTTCCGTCAGTTCTCGAATCTTGCGTTCGATCAATGCACGGCGCTTCTCCGCATCGCCGAATTCCTTGGTGGATCGGTTCAGTTTTTCGCGCGCCGCGCTTTCCTCGGCGAGCGCTTCCGTGAGCCGCGTTTGCAGCGCTTTCAGTTCGTGGCCGCTCATACCGACTCCCTCAGCAGCGCCCGCACCTTGCCACCGGTTTCCGCGACCGAGCCCATCATGCACGTCATGACGGCGTCGAACTTCTTCGCATGCCCATGCCACGACTCAGGCGGCAGACCGGCCGCCGAGGCGCGCTCGCCATCCGAATAGCGCTTCACGCCGGAGCCGTCGCATTTTGCGCACTTGTCGCGGCCGATCACGCCCGTCCCGTTGCACTTATCGCACGCATCCATGAGGAATTCTTTGATGCATGCGCGGGCGAGTGAGCGAGCATAGGAAAGCTCCACCTTAAGCGCGAACTTAGCCTTGTGCGCCAAAAGGTGAAGCGCGCGCGGGCCGGCGTTACGATCGTTGGCGTATTTGAAGCGCAACAACTCCGCGCCCAGAGCGTCTGTCATGCCGAGCGCCGTGATGCGGTCAATGGCCTTCTGGTAGTTCTCATCCCACGCCAGATTCTCGGAGTGAACGTCGCTGGCGATGCGCTCTTGAATCATTGCGAACTCCCGTAAAAGTCGCTTCCGAATTTTACCATCGTTTAGGACTCCTTATTACTCTTCTTCGAGCCCGGTTGTGCCCAAAAAGCGATAGTCGACGCGCCCCTCTGGCTCTTGTGCGGCTTGTACGACATCCCAATCGGTCACGTCCGCTTCCGTTCGCTGCATGCGCATCTCGGAGACAGCCTTGGTCTGGCATGGATCGCATAGGCCCCATGAAAGCTCGTCGCGCGGGTAGCGGCTTCCGCAGTCGATGCAGCGAAACATTTCTTTCGCACTCAACTCGTCGAACATCTCCACAAGAAGGTTGCGTTCGGGCCGCTGCTTCCGTAGCCGCTCTAACTCGTCCAGTTCGCGCCCGGCTATCAGGCGCTTTAGCCAGTGGATCATTTGGCACCTCGGCTTCGATTCGCCTCCAATATCGGCAATCCGGCTTCAGTCGGAACGTAGATGGTTTCGCCTTCGCGTTCCTCCATCATCCGAATCCATTGCCATTTTAGGTATAGGTCGTGTTTAGTGAGCTGATCGCCGATCGTGTGAATCTGCAAGGCGACTGCTTCCGCCTCGATTACAGCCGCCTTCTTGTTCAATTGAGCCGCGTCGAGTCGACCTTGCGCCTCTGCCACCTGAATCTGTTGCTCGTTCTTGGCTTGTTGCAAATCGGCCAATCCTGCCTGATGGCTGGCCCACACTGTCCAGAACGGATGGCCGAACAAGCGCCATGCAACGACACATGCAATGACAACGGCCAGCACAGCACATGCACCTACGATAACTGTCTGAAGTTCCATTTTTTTCCTCCTAATGCCCGCACGGCAGAGAGCCGCTGTTATCGGTGCGGGCGCCGCAGGAGAGACAAATCTTTTGCTCAACCGCTGGCTTGCTGTAACGCCGCACCAGAGCCTCAAGCGATGTCTGAAGGCGCTTCATTCGCTCGGCGTGCTCGAAGTCGCGGAATTGCTGCTCCAAGGGGTGGACGAAGTATCGTGAACTCACGATCCCTCCTTGTCGTTTGCATTGGGGTTCTCCTGATTGCGCGCGTCGTCGACTTCAAGCTGTAAGTGCTCCACCCACGTATAGCCGTTCTCAACACACCATGGGCTATCGACATCAGCGTTTTTCTCGCACAGCCATCGCCAGCGCTCCGCATCCTCCCGAAACTCCTCACCCTGATCCGAGAGGAAAGAGCCCGTCTCATCCGGCGTGACCGGCAGCAAATCTTCGATCTTCCCGCGCGTCTCGAACTCGCCGCACGAAGCGTCACTCAGGGCATCGAGAAAGCGCACCGGGGCATCCATCGTTCCAGCCAGTTGATATGCGGCGGCGCAAACTTGCTGATACTTTTCTTCGCGCTCCCTCAGCCTCACCACCTCCGCATTCAGATCGCCCGCTGCCGTTGTGAAGTCGTTAAGCTCGGTGCGTAGACGCTTTATCTCGGCGATGATGGAGAGGACGGCGTTGGGTGTGCAAGCAGATGCGAACTCGGCGTCGACGGGGTGCAAAAGCATGTTCGACACGAACTCGTTTTTAGATAACCATTCGTCCAGGCTTTCGCAATCCTCTTGGCCTCGGCTCAATGCCGCCTTGGCTAGCCGCTCGATCTCGTCTAGTTGTTCCGGTTTCATGCTGACCCCAGGTCGCGCACCATCTGCTCGATAGAGCCAGCGAAATTGGCGATAAAATAAATGGCGCCCAGAGCGAATGGGTGATCGGTCGCAGCAACGCCGAGCACGAAATACATGGCGCAGGCAAACAGCACGAACCCTACGGCATATATCGCGAAGCACTTCATTTTTCTCACACTCCCTCCATCTCACGTTGTTCGGTTAGTCCCATCTTCCTCGCGCGCACCGGTTCCCACTCCGCATACCCGCGATCCCACACTGCAAACTTTTCCTCGCGCGGCGCCGGCCCCTGGTCTAGCCACTGATGACACCAATGGCAACCCGGAACGCTTTTTTCGTGCGCTGCCTTCTTGCCCATCCCTTTTCCGTCCCGGGATTGATTGGAATGGCATGGCACGACGATATCGGGCGACGCAAGCCCACCGCACACGACGCGCAAATAGCAGGCTTCGCCCCGGCACGCCTCCAGATACTTCGATCCCTCGGCGACAGTGGGGCGCTTCGGCCTCCCTTTCATCCGCTTCACTTTCACCGATGTTTTGAAGGTGTCGGGCTCGATGCGGATAGGTGAGGATTTGCGGGAAAAGCCGGTCCGCTTGAGTGGCGCGGTGCGCGTAATGAAGCCTGACCGCTTCATTTGCCGCGCCCTCCCTTCGTGCCGCGAAAGCGAAACGCCATCGTCCACGGCCCCACGATCAGCCGATAGAGCGAACCTTCACTGCATACGATCAGCGAGAGCGAGACGAGGTGATAGTGACGCCAGCGGCGCCCGTCACTGCGCGAGCGGCCACGGTCGTACCATATTTTTTTGCCGCCATGGCCTCGGGCTTTATGAATCATCACGCCGCACCTCGAATCTCTTCGTACCCTTGCGGCGCTGGCTCGGTCCACTGAACGCCGTTCTCCGATCCAAACGCGTAGAGGTATTCGATAAATTCGGACGCGTGCTTTTTGCCGAACTTGCGCGTCTGCACGCCGAGTTGCACAAAGCCCGTTCCATCCAGGTTAGGAATGATCGCGCCCACGCCTTGCACCGGATCGCCCTCGGCCGCTTTGATGCGAGCGAATGCATCGACGAGCAGCCGCTTCCACGTCTCGGCGTCGCGCTTGCGGCCCATGAATTCGACTTGCTTGGCGACGTCGGAAAACATCGCGTGATATTTCGCTTCCTGATCTCGAGACTTGTTCGCCTCGCGAATCTCGACGCAATATCCGTCCGGGGCCCGAGAAACAGCGCTGATTGCGTTGCGGCGCGCGATGTCGTGAGTTAATTTAAAGGTTTGGCGCTCGCTCAAGCTGCCTCCTCGACCAAATCGGATAGGTAGAAGACGTCAAGCCCCAGCTTGTCGGCCGCCATCCGCTCGATCTTCGCGCCGAATGAATTGGTCCAGCCAGGCAAGAGGCAGATGGCCGTGCAGCCCTTCATCGCAAGCAGATCGGCGGCGATGCAGTCGAGCCAATCAGCTTTGGGATCAGGATTGACCTCGACGGGATTGACGACCTCCCAGCGCAGGTTGCGCAAGCGCACTGCAGTCCGGTTAAACAATGGGAAGTTAAGGTTCGGTTCGCCGGACATTTTTCCGGAAATATAGATGCGCCCCTTCACAAATCACCCCCACCGTTCTCGCGAAGCCCCATTTGCTCCCGCGCGAGAGCGATGGATTCCGCGCTCTCTGTTTGCGTGCGCTCCCGGAAATAGGCCATCGCCGCTTCCATAAATGCTCGGCCGTTGCGCAGGCTCCCGTTTAACCCGTACTGGCCCATCAGATCGGCTAGCGTGCGATCGGGCATGTGGATTTCGCTCATGCTTTCACCCATTGATGAATGACGTTGTTCAAAGCGTCGGTGGGCATCTGTTCCTCGGTGAGCGCGAAGAGCGGCCCGCAGATGCCATGCGCGCCCAGATACGCCGATTCGCCGATCTGCTTGATGAAGCCGTCCTTCAAGAGGTTGTTTGTCGCGCGCCAGACTGTCTCTTTGGCATAGCCCGACTTTTCGCGGATTTGATGGCGCGTCATCGGGCCGCCGACCTTCAACACCGCTCGCACATTAGACTCGGTAACGGATAGGGCTCTCATGCGGCCACCTTGCGCGATTGCTGCCATTCTTCGACGTCCATGCTTTGTTTGTAGACTCGGCCCGTTTGGCCCTTGGGCACCTCGGCAATGCCCATTGCGGTTGCAAACGGATTGATGCCGCGTACAGTCTCGCCGGCTTGAACGCGTCTTTGGACGTCTTCACGACGGTACTTTCGCTCTTTCGCGGTATTCGTTAATCTGCCTGGATGGGGGGCATCCTCGCCAGGGCCAAGCCGCCAGACCGGCGACGGTTTCGCGCTGGGCGACTTGCGGCTCCAATCCGCGATATGAATCTGCTTGGCGTCGTGTTTAATGGTCAGATATTTATGGGCGGTGCTTGAATGCATCCGCGTTTTTTTGGCAATCTGCACTCGCGTAGCATCGCCGCGCTTAAGCTCTTGCTCGATCACTCTCCACGAGACGGACTCCTCGGCGCTGCCTCGCTTGGGTCGACGGCCTAGGCCTAGCGTATGGGCTCGCGTGTTGATGGATTGAAGGGAGTGGCCAGGAAATTTGTCGATATGTTGCTTTATCGGCCGGCCGTTGAGCCAGATTTGCCGAATCAGAGCGTCCTGTTCGGCGGTCCATAGTTTGCGAGGCCCAAGGCCCAACTTGGCGCCACGTTTCTCGATAGATTGTTTCGATCGACCAGGCAGCAAATGCATGTGATCTGCGATGAATCCAGTTCGCAGCCAAAAACCGCGAAGAATCTGGTCTTCTTCGGGTGTCCAAGGATTTCCGCCCATCACACCACCTCCCGCGTCTTCCGAAAATGTTCATCCGCAACCTCTCCGGACGCATGTGCCTCGCCGATGCTGCAGAGTAGTAACTGGTGCGCCCAAATTTCCACCGCTCTCCGCACAGCCTCTAAGCCAAGTTCATCGAACTCGACCTTGTTCGTTTCGTAATAGCGCTTCGCCATTCGCTTCATGCCATCCTGGGCGACGAGCAGATATGGTTTCGCTTCCTCGCCGACACCGCGCTCAGTACACAAAATCCAGGACTGATTGATGACGTGCGCGATCTCGGCGTAATGGGACGTAGTGCCATGACCTTTGTCGATGCAGTCGATCGCGGTCAAAACCGCGACTTCCATCTCATCGACGTCTTGCTCAGTCACCTCCTGATTCGCAACTTGCGCGGTCATCAACCGGTTGATCCCGGCGAACAGATGGCGAGGGTCTTTGTTGCGATCGCGTCGTGGTTTGTGCTTAGGCATGGGATGCCTCCAACTCGGTAGTAATGGAATCGACGAGTTCAATTCGCTGGCCGATATAGGCCATTACGGGAACCGCCATCGAGTTACCCAAGGACTTGTATCGCGGCCCATCGGCGGCCGGTTTGCCGCGCACAGGTACGCTTGTGTATCCATCAGGGAAACCCTGCAAGCGCTCGCATTCAGTCGGCGTAAGACGACGAACGGCAGGGCCGTACTGAACTACGCCAGGATCTCCGTTTCGCCTCGTCTGAGGCATCGCAAGCTCGCGTGCGTGTATGGGATCGCTGCCAAGGCAGACCGAATGCACATCGCTCTTGCACTCAAACGCGATTGCTGGAGGATGGCCTTCGGCCGCGAGCGGATGGCATGGGTCTCCGTGCTTCGGGTTGCTTCGGTTGGCGGCGCTTGTGATTTGCGTCGTGTCAAACGGAACCGGAACGAGCGGCGTGCCGCGCCCGGTTCCGTCCTCGCTTGCGTCGAAACCTTCTCCGCGCAGCGAATGCGCGATTAATCCACCGTCGCAATCGAAGTCGGTTCCAAGTCCGCCACCGCCTTTAGTGCGCGCGCTAAGGGTAGGGGCAATTCCTTTCCCCGTTTCGCGGCGCGGCGCAGGATGCCCGAGCATGCTTTCGCGCTCAAAAAGTACCGCTGCGGCACGTCGCCAGTCTCCAAAATGTCCGACAACGAACACACGGCGGCGTCGCTGGGCCACTCCGAAGAATTGAGCGTCAAGAACGCGGTAGGCGAACCCATACCCGAGTTCTGCCAACCCTCCGAGGAGGGTTCCAAAATCCCGTCCTCCGTTTGATGACAGGACGCCGGGGACGTTTTCCCAGACCAACCAGCGGGGAGCGTAGCGCTCAGCAATGGCAAGATAGGTGAGCATGAGGTTGCCACGC